GCCATTTCTCATAATGCCACTCGTCGAGAGATTTGACAAAATCGGTCCAAGACCCCTCGATCCCGTCAGCAGAACGGGCATGCCAAGCAGCATAAGCCTCATCTAAAGGTGTTATCACCCGGTCAGGACACAAAGCCCAAGCGGCATGATGCTTACGCAAAATGTCGTGAGCCTCCGCATCCAAAACGCCCGTAGGCAAAGTGGGACCAAAGTGATGTTGTTTAAACCAATTGAGCGGAATCGCGTAGGCAGGGGATGGGGTGACCACCATCGCCAAAAACGACACCGTGCCCGCAGGGCACCAGACCAGTTTTGAATCGGTCCACAAGTCAGGCTCATAAAGAAAACCACACTCCTGCGATTCCTTCACCATAAACCACAGAAGATTTTCCTCGCACCAATCCCCCACAGACGACAAACCGCCAGGAATGTGTGGAAGAATACGCATGGCCAAAAAATCCTGGCTCAACTCTGCGTACAAAGAAGTGCGAGCCCCTCCCGTGTTAGTACACAGGAAAGGTTTGTCAAACCAGACCGCCTCTCTAACATCTGTCGATTCGAACCCAACTTTGAAGCGACCCTCCATGGATTTCTTTTCCATCTCGTCAACATCGCGTGCATAATTATCAAACAACGGATGGACCACACAGGCCTCATCGATGGCAGCTACAAACTGATGAAATTCTTCGCGACAACTCTGATCACATGTCGCAATGTCGAATCCCTGCTCGAGCCGAATGCCTTTACGATAAAGAAGCAACTTGCAGTCATCCCCCATTTTGATCCACACAAGACCCTCATGCAACGTGTCGTAACGACGATGCATCTTTGTCAAAATCTCGGAATTCATGACGGGAACGTACACAAGCACGATGACAAATGGAAATTCAGTAACAAAAGGCAATCCTTCCAAGTGGTCCATGGTTTTATTAACACACGTCCACCGCCCAGGAGTGGTTCTTCTGCTCCATGCGAGAGTAAACTCGTGGGAAAGATAAATCTTCATGGGGAGCCCAATGGCCATAGAATGAACCGATTCCGCATTGGCCGGATAAATCGGACGAACTTTCAACCATCTTTGCTCACCGTCATGCTTCACCCAGAGCATCTCGTCGGTTTTGATGAAAATAGAGCGATCAACTCCAGGAATCCGACCAACCGGATTGGCCTCGCAAACCGCGATACGTTCCAACCACAAATCTTTCTTGGCCTTATTCCACGATACTCGGCCCAAGACATAATCCTTGAGCTTGTCATACGTCCATGCCTCCACTTGATCTCCAAACAACTCGACCCAACGCACAGCCAACGGGAGAGGATCCACCTCACAATCGAATGCTGGCTCAGCGTTCAAACGTTGGTCACACAACACAAGTGCGTCGCTGAGGGTGCGAGACGGCTTGCCGAATAAAGCATTCAAATCACTGTCAATGAAAATCGGTTTGCGGGTGACATCCGGTTTCACGGGATACATCTGCCACAAATCAGTCATGTGCAAGTAAACCTTCTTGCCGGCCAATTCGTAATAAAGCGTCGATTTCTCAACCGGACGCTTCGACCAC